AACTGTATTAGATCGAAGTTATGTATTAAGAGTTGTTGATAATCCTTCTTATATAGCTAGAGATTCTAAACATCATGTAGGTTGGAGAAAACGTCCTGATAACTTATATGCTATGGGTCCACTAGATAATTTAGTTGGATTACAATATCGTGTAGACCACTTAGAAAATCTTAAAGCTGATGCATTAGATCTTACTATACATCCACCTTTAAAAATTCAAGGAGATGTAGAACCATTTACATGGGGTCCTGAACAAACTATTCATATTCCTGAAGATGGTGATGTAGTAGCTATGCCTCCTAATGCAGCTGCTTTCCAAGTTAATAATGAAATTGCAGCGATCTTAGCTATTATGGAAGAAATGGCAGGAGCTCCTAAAGAAGCTATGGGCTTTAGAACTCCAGGTGAAAAGACAGCATTTGAAGTACAACAGTTACAAAATGCAGCATCACGTATCTTCCAAAATAAAATTAATCAATTTGAACAAGAGTTCTTAGAACCTGTTCTTAATACTATGCTCGAGTTAGCACAACGTAATATTAATGTTCCTGAACTTGCAAAAGTTATGGATGATGACTTTGGTGTTCAAGACTTCTTATCAGTAACTAAAGAAGATTTAACTGCTAAAGGTAAGATCAGACCTATAGGTGCTAGACATTATGCAGCTAGAGCTCAACTAATGCAGAACATGTTAGGTGTATTTAATAGTCCTATTGGACAAGTTATTGCTCCTCATATATCTGCTAAGAAACTTGCTAATATGGTTGAAGAGTATATGGGCTTTGAAAAGTATGACTTTATCAAAGATAATGCTGCTCTCTTTGAAGGAGCGGAGATAGAAAAACTCAAGATGCAGATACAGCAAGACTTGCAAGCACAGTCACAACAACCTTCTATGGAAGAGCAAATGCTTGACCAGCAAGTAAATGAAGGTATTTAGTTGACAATTCGTTAAATTTATGGTATAATATTTATATGAATTTGAAAGATGAAAAAGGTAAAGCCTTATCAAAGGCTGAAGCCTTTAAGATAATAAGGACTTATTGTCAAGAACAAATAAGTCTATCTCAACGAAAGGCAATAGATGAATCTACGTTTGATAAACCATCATGGTCTGAGTATCATGCTTATCAACTAGGCTTTCAAAAAGCCTTTTCAAAATTATATAATCTTATTCCTGACCAAGGAGAAAAGTAATGGCAGAAGAACAAGCAGTACAAGAAACCGTTGAACCAACTACCCAAGAGGCTCAACAAACAGATACTCAAGCTAAACCATTTGAGATTCCGACAGAAGCTCAAGATCTGGTAGGTGAGGGTAAGAAGTATTCTAGTGCAGAAGAAGCGTTAAGATCTGTACCTCATGCTCAGGAGCATATCAAAACATTAGAAACAGAGATGGCTCAACTGAAAGAGGAACTATCTACACGTAAGACTACACAAGAACTTCTAGATGAAATTAAGTCTGGAGTCAAACCTGCAGAGAATACCACTCAAGAGGGAGGACTGAACCAAGATAACATTATGGAGTTAGTTAATCAAACTCTTAAACAAAATGAACAGAAAAAAACTGCTCAAGCAAATGCTTCTCAGGTAGCTTCTAAGTTTTCTGAGAAATATGGATCCAATGCAGAAACTGTTTATAATAGTTTAGCTAAAGATTTAAATCTATCTCCACAGAAACTAAATGAGCTCGCTGCTACATCTCCTAACTTAGTGTTAAGATTAGCCGACTTAGAACCTAATGTTAAAACTAATGTATCCAAATCCTCTGGATCTGTTAATACAGAAGCTTTAAATCAGAATAAAACTCCACAAGAGTTATCTGCTAAGGTTCCTAAAGGTGCTAAAACTAGTGACTTAGTTAATGCATGGAGAGCAGCAGGCGAGAAAGTTAAACAACAATCTTAATTTAAGGAGGGCTTATAATGGCTCAAACAACAGTAAATACAAATGCGTTCATTGAATCGCAACAGTATTCTCAGTTCATCCTTGAAAACTTACATGACTATCTGTTACCAGAAGGTATGTATAGAGACGTTTCTGACTTCGGTTCAGGTACAGCTTTAAACATCAAGACAGTTGGTTCAGTAACAATTCAAGATGCACAAGAGGATACACCTTTAGTATTCTCACCAATTGACACAGGTACTATCACACTTTCTATCACTGATTATGTAGGTGATGCTTGGAAAGTTACTGATGACCTACGTGAAGATGGTTCTCAAATTGACACATTAATGGCGATGAGAGCTCAAGAGTCTACACGTGCTCTTGGTGAAAACCACGAAACTAAGTTTTTAAACGTTGCTAATGCTGCTCAAACAGCTGCTGGTCTTAACTTAGTAAACGGCAGACCACATCGTTGGGTTGGTTCTGCAGCTTCTAATGCTAGAACAGTTACATTAAATGATTTTGTTTCTATGAAACTTGCATTTGATAAAGCTAATGCACCTGCAGGTGGACGTATTGCTATCGTTGATCCTGTTGTTGAGGCTTCTATCAACAGTTTAGCAAACTTAATCAATGTGTCAAACAACCCAATGTTTGAAGGTATGGTAACAGAAGGTTTTGCTCGTGACCATAAATTCGTACGTAACGTATTTGGTTGGGATATTTACACTTCAAACTTCTTACCAACATTAACTGCAACAGAAGCAATCAATGCATCTAGCTATGGTTTAACTTCTGAAACAGCTGCTGTTGGAGATAAAGCAAACATCTTTATGTGCGTGGCTGACGATACATGTAAGCCAATTATGCATGCATGGAGACGTGCTCCTCAAACAGAAGGTTGGAGAGACAACGAAGAAAGAGCTGACAAGTTCCAAGTAACTTCACGTTTCGGTTTAGGTGCTCAACGTGTAGACACATTGGGTGTAATTTTAACTCATCCAACTAACTACTAAGGAGACTATTATGGGTTACGAAAGTAATACAGGTTTAGGAGTACTAAACCACTATGGTCCTAGAGAGACTAATGAGAAGTTTGGCGGTCAAGCTAAATCTACAGGTAAAGTTAAACGTGTAGAATATAAATTCTCATACGATGATCTCCCTACATATGGATCAAACGGTTTAGAGTATGTTATCCCAGCTAATGCTACTATTGTTTCTTCAACATGGAGAACAAATACAGCATGGGCAGGTGGTACATCTTTAAATGTAGGTTTATATCAATCTAACGGTACAGTAATTGATGCTGACGGCTTAGATGCAGCTATTACTCCAACAACTGCTGGTGCAGTTATTGTAGGTAATGGTGCTCTAGTTGGCGCAAGTATTGGTGCAGCAGCAGGTGAATTAACTGTTGCAGCTACAGGTACTTACACAGCAGGTTCAGCTACTGTTATTATTGAATATATAGCTTAATTAGGTTAGGGGTCTACGGACCCCACCTATTTTATTTAGGATAAATAAATGACAGTACAACACAACGCAATTACAGATCCAGACATACATGAACCTAAAGGTATAGCTGCAGCTACTGCAGGTAAAGTTTATGTATCAGACGGAGCTTCATCAGGTGACTGGAAATATGCACCAGGAAAAGCTCACGCTGAAATTTATATAACAAGTGGAGCTACAACTCATACATTAGCTGCTGCTTCTGCTTTTACTAAATTAAATCCATCAGGTGAATGGACAGCTTCAGGTAATGAAGATCATCTTACTGTAGATGTTGCTAATGGTGAAATAGATTTACTATTTGATGGTCATTATTTTATTTCATTTTGGATGACTTTTAGTACTGCTTCTATTGCTTCAGGTTCTCAATATAAATTTAAATTTGCAGTAGATGGTGTAGTAAGTCCTCGAACTGTTTATGTAACTAAACCTACTAATGGTGCTGATATTATTGAAATATCTGCTACAGGCTTAGTTAGTGCTACAGCTAATCAAACATTATCTATCTATGCAGGAGGAGATGGTACATCTTCAGGTACTACCTTTACTCCATTAGAATCAGGACTTCAAGCTCTTTACTTAGACTAGGATTAAACTATGGCTAAAATGACACTACTTGAAATGACACAAGACATTTTATCTGATATGGATTCAGATGAAGTTAACTCTATTAATGATAGTGTAGAGTCTTTACAAGTAGCACAAATAATTAAAACTACTTACTATAATATTATAGATGGTAGAGACTATGATTTTTTGTATGAGTTATTTCAATTAGATGCTAGTGGTACTAGCTCTAGACCTACTCACATGAAACTACCTGAGAATATTAT